TTCACCTCGTAACCTTGTTAAACAACTTACCTACCTTGCTGCCTTTACCTAAAGCCGAAAGCAGATCATCTAGCGCCTTCGCGCCCTTGATAGCGCCGTACCCTGGGGCGCCCACAGCGTCGTAAAAATCATACTCCGCCTTCTTCAATCCTGAATCCCAAATCAAATTCTGCCGCAACACTCTAAGATTTGCGGCTGCTTCCCTAATTTGATCCTCGGAAGCCTTACCCGTCGCAATCTGCTGCTGAATATTAGCCAACTGGGTGATCGCATTCTGGGTTTCGGCATGCGCCTTTCGCGCCAACTCTGCCGTCTGGACGATCTTGTACCTATCCAAATCTATCTGTACACCACGGGCCTCAATCCCTTGCGATCTTTCTTGATTTCCAAAACGCTCAAGCAAATCCGCTTCTACATTAGACTTTCTCGCGTCCGCCTGCTGCCTCTCGGTAGTAGCTTCTTCTGTACGCAACTGCTGGCGCCGCATCGCTTGTTCAATACTCCTAGAAATGCCTGCAGCTGCACTACCCAAACTGTTCTCTGCTCTATAAGTCTGGCCTGACGGAGCTGGCGCTCCGCCCTGGCTGTAAGCCAACATCGGGTTTAACCCCGCTGCCTTCATATCGGCCACTGCCCTCTGATAAGTCGTGTTAGCCATGCGTTCCTGAAACGCCATCTGTTCGCGCGCAGCCTTCTTGTTAGCGGCATTGGTACGCTCGCCTCCAAGAAAGCCAATACCTGCACCAATAATATCGCCGAACAATCCCATACGCTCTACTCCTGACAACCAAAGCGAACAACCCTTCGGGTTGCCCGCTTCGCTTGTCTACTATTTAAAAATGGTCGATCAACCCCGGCACGCTGTAAGTAGGCATGGGCCGCACAGCCTTAACCTCAAAAAACGTATCTAATAGAAATTGCTGTCCATTCGCGGCCGCGCCTACAGCCAATACACGCGAAACCGGTGGATTCTCTTCAATAAACGTCTGATTCAATGTCGGCAAACTTGTAAAACGCTGGGCCAAGTGCCAGGCGTCAATAGTCCCTGCCGACGTAGACTTAAACAACCCCGAGATCTGACTCGGGTTATAACGGTACTCAGCCCAACGCTCCTGATATCCAAAGACGTTGTTGTCTGTCGCCGTACCTGTGCAATAAATCTCTTCGTTCAAAATCGCCTGCTCACCAAGATGAGCAAAAGCAGGGAAGTAATAGTCGTAACGCGTGCTACGCGTCCACATCTTCCGAATACCCTGCTGATACGTCAAATCCGCACGGATGTTGACCAAACCAATGATCATTCCATGCTCTGTGAAACTCTGTGTAAAACCATGATTGTGCGCAAGCCCTGTTCCCATAGCTGCGAGCGTTCCAAGCGGAGCAGTCGTCCCGCTAGCTCCCGTCCCGCTCGTCTGGGCAATAGGATTAACACTGATGACAGTAGTACCGCCACCAAGATATTCCGGACGCTGCAAACGAGCGTCAGGGCTAACCACACCAAAATGGGACCTAACAATCTCTGTATATCGCGTACCGCCACGGGCATCCCGCTCAAGTAACTTCTGGATCTGAAAACTCTGGCGCAGCTGATTAATAGTCGCTGCCGTCGCGTTCTGCAAATCCGCATACAACGACGTGATCAACGCTCCGTTTGCACCAAAATTAAAATTAGCTCCCGCTGGCACCGCCGACGTAATCTTAACCGTGTCGCCAACAGTACCATTCGTAGTGTTTATCTGGGTCGACGCCCCAGTACCACCACGCAATTGGATATTGGTACCTGTAGACAAAATCGGCGCATAAGTGCCCAGGGGCAACGTCACCGCCGTACCGCCTTTCTGCGGCCAAGGCAGGGCCGACGTAAAATAATCATGCCGCTTCCCGCGGCGACGAAGGACGTAATTCGCAACGGTATCAGGGCCATCGCCCTTATCCACCACTGCATCGTTGATCAAATTCTCGTCCTTGAACCAATCGTTATAAATCAAGTTGTACGCGCGCGTGAACAGCGCGCTGTGACTAACCGTGTTACCTGCCGTCACCTGCCCAACCGTGGGCAAACCCATGTAATCCTGCAACGAACCAACCGCATATCCGCCCGAAGGCGAAACCTGCTGAGGTATAACAAAAGAAATCGAATCTGCTGGGTTGTCTTGCTCACCCATAAACTTAACCCAATTATTCCAAACGAGCCTATTGGGTACAAAAAAGAAAAAACTATCCATATGAAGATTATCCATTACTGGAAACAACGGCGTCGCCAACCTGGCGAACGCGGTCATCTTCAAATTGAACGTGTCGCCCGGCAACACTTCATCCACATAGATCGGATACAAAAACCCTGAATCGATCGTCGTCTTGTGGGTTTTCTCAATGCGAAAGGCCGAGCGCGGAATTTCCGCGCGCGGCACCATCGCAAACTTGTGCAGATCGATACTGCGGTTGCGATAATTCTTCATGTTACTCCTTGACCTGTTTAGCCATCATAAGCAAGTGCATGTCGTCGTATGACTCAATGCGACCAGTAGCGTCGTCAAAAACGCCAATTTCATACAACTCAAAATCGTCCGGGTGCCGATACAAATTGTTGTCATCTGCTGCCCTATTAACCTCGTCGATAAACGACCGAACAGCCATCCCTACGGTCGGCACAAACCACGGCCGCATAAAAGCTTCAGCGGCCCTATCCTTAATGGCAACAATAATCTGCTTCATATCTTGTTCCTATATAACTGGTTTAACTTAGCTTCGAGCACTATTTCCTTGACTCTCAGCCTCTCTTCTGTGTTGTCGTGTGCGCGTCCCTGCGCCTCACACTCCCTGTCATATTGGATGGAGTCAAACTCCACACCTCTTTCTCGTGCCTCTAACGTGTCGTAATACTTTGGCACCTTAGTCTGGACCCCATTAACGATCACTGTGTCATGGGGAAACACGTCGCTTCTGTACTTCCTAAACCAGCCGGCACCTATGCCGGGCTTCAGCGACATCTTATTAAACTCTGGGCGAATCGTTCCTATCTCGCCCGTAACCTCGTTAACCTTCTCATACCGTGCAACAGCTGCTGGCCCGGTAACCTTCTTCATAACATATCTGGCCACATACGCCGCGCTCTCGAACGTAACTTGCCCGACGGTTGCAAACCCGTACGGCCAGAGCTCTTCGAGCTCCTTCGACCTGTAGATCTCCGCTCCCGCTTTACCTTTCTTCCACAAATGCAAATCTCTGAACTGGAAATTGAACACGCACGCGTGAAAATGCGGGCGGCTATTCTCTTCGCCATATTCGCCGCACATATAAAAACGGATCGGAAACCGCTCCTGACCTTTGTCGTCAATAACACCCGTTTTACCTACATACCTCTTGCGTAAACGCTTAAAAAACAACTGCCAGTCTCGATACTCAAGTTGTCCTGGACAATGCTCCTCGTTGTACGTCAACGTCAAAAAGCAATTGTCCTCATATAACTGGGCCTCGTGCATACACCTTACGGCCCACTGCCGGCTGCGCTCCAGCCGGCAACCTATACACTGTCCGCACGGTAACTCTACCGGACGGACAATGTCGTACTTGCTGCGCTCCGACCACACTATAGTGCGGTCAGCGCACTGCCAAGCCCTCAGCGGGCTTGTACAAGCCATTAGAACCGAATACCGCCGCGCATCACCTGCCCGTGATTCGCTGCCTTAGTCCTTCGGACGTGCGACTTGAACTTCCTCGCACTCCTGTGCTTGTTAACTCCGCGTCTCTTCAATGGCTTCATACTCTATACCTCCTGTTAGTCGGTGTCACCTAGTACAGTTACATCAAGTAGCAAACTGTACTAGGTCCCTTCCGTCGGCTCCGCCGCCGGTTCGATCACTTGCGCCTGGACAAGTCCGAGCGCTTCCGCTTCCGCTCGATTAGAATCGTCCTCAATAAACGCCAGCAACTGGCCCGGGTCATTCTCAAACCTTGCCCGAAGCGTCGCTGGCAACTCCATAAAGGCATCTTCTGCCTGCATCACCAAATTAAGCGCCGTCTGATAATCGGTCGCCTCCGTGAAATCGCCGTACCTGGGCATATTCACCGTTTCCGGCATCACGCCGGTCTTCATAAACTTATTGACAATCACGTTAATGTCTGATTGCTCTTTAAACGACTGCTTTGTCAGCGATTCTTCCGGGCACACCAGCCCGGTATCCTGACTTGCTTCGTCACTATCATAATTGTAGGGAGACCGCAAAAACATTTTTCACCTCGTAACCTTGTTAAACAACTTACCTACCTTGCTGCCTTTACCTAAAGCCGAAAGCAGATCATCTAGCGCCTTCGCGCCCTTGATAGCGCCGTACCCTGGGGCGCCCACAGCGTCGTAAAA